ACATCCATTGGTCTTGCCCTTCACGAACAAACACACCACCAACGGTATGACTTCCCATCGTTCCGCTGTGTCCTGTAAGCGCATCCCTAATCTTAATTGCATTTGTATAAGCATCCGCAAGACTGTCATCGAATGTGTCAATTTGTATAATGGTTTCCCGTCTGCTTTCACCGTCCTGCGTGTAAAAAGCAGGGTCACTAACCGTTCTTATAACGGCAAAAGGGTAGGCCGTTCCATCAGGGACATACTGAACCACTATTCGTTCTCCAAAAGCCGCCAATACCGTTGCATCAGATTTTAGAAATGCCCTTACGCTTGAAGGTATATCACTCATAACAAACCCTTGTCTCTTAATGTGTATATCAAGGCGTTTCCTATAGCAGCAATCGCCTTTCTAAGATTTAATCCAGTACCGCTAGGAACAACAAAAGGCTGGATAGGATAATTGGGGTTGGAAGTCCCGTATTCAATATAAGGTGCGTATTCAGTCGTGGGGCCAATTTCCCATTCATTATTTGTAATTTGATACATTCGTATGCTAAGCCTTGTAGCACCTGTGTCTACTGGAACGGTCAATTTCTGAGCCGTCATTACGACAGCAGCCCCGGCAGTAATAACATCCGCAACTTCATTATTTGACAACTTAGCCTTATCCATGGCTGTCATAAATTCGCTAATGTCTATTTCCGCGGCTATTCTCATATTGCGACCTTTTTCAGCGCAACAATATATCCAAAAACGTCCCTATCTTTCACGCCAACAATCTCAAAGGTCAATGCCGTGTAATCCTGGTCATCCGCATCATTTCTATCAAACCTATGCGTCAATGTAACCCTATCACCTTTACTTGGCTTAGTTCCAACGAATCTCAATTCGGCTTGAATATTTTCAATATCAGCATACTCAGCCCAAGTTTCTTGTGAGGGTTTATCCGTGAACGAACAACTAACCGTATCAGTAGACTCGCTATACGTGACCTGACCGTAACTGTCATAAGTACTCGCTGTTCTATATGTGATAGTGGCTGTATCTCCGTAAAAGTAGGCATTTGTTCTGGCCTGCAATCGTTCAATTAGTTTCTTATTCGCCAATCTCATTCGCAAACGCCTTTACAATTTCTAGTAGGATATTTCTATTTTCAAAGCTGTGTTCATAAACAATAACGTCGTCTTTTATCCACACGGTTGGTTCACAAGAACACTCCATAGAACACTTATGCTCTCTCAACTCATCAACCGGGATAAGGTGAACGTCAATCATCGTCAAATTCCGAATGATAATCCGGATAGTCGGTATCGTCTGTATCTTGTAAGCTATCGGCCCGATAAGGTTGTGAAATGGTGGACGTTGCATAAACCTGCCGCAAGCCAAACTCCCATTCCTTTTGCCTTAGCAATTCCTCATAGCCCATCTTCGCATCTTTCATGCCACTAACGGACATCCAATCAAGACTAAAATTAGGACGTGCCATTTGCGACAGAATATATTTTATGCAGGCAATAACGGCACTTTCAGCGTTTCCCTGTGTCACCCAATACTGGATAGTCTCATCATCCAAGAAATATCCATCCTCATCCGTGTCTCCAATATGGAAACGAACAAGGCTTACATTGTCACCTAGTGAAGCATCAAAGCTAAAACTCATCTTGAACTCCTAAAATGATGATATGCCGGATTGACTATACCCGCTGCCTTTTCTGCGTTTATTGGCCATCCTACCTCCTTCAATAACTGGAAATTGGACAAGGGAGACCGGACCACCTCCTCATACCATAGCTCGGTTACATCAATCACATCACTGCGTTCTCTAATTTCAGCGATATATTCATCCTGCATATCGTATCTGTCCTCTGCCTCCTTCAATAAACTAGAACCCGTAAAAGCCATAAGTGACTTTAGCGTGCTTTGTTTATCCCGTAGCATATAAACAACTTTTATCCCGTTCTCAGCTTCTCCGGATAGCTCTCTCCATTGCCAGTCTTGAATTTTCACAAGTTCATCGTCCAGGTCATCAGGAAACTTTTTATACAAGTTTTTCTTGTAAAGTTCAAATAGCCCATCATGGTTGGAATCGTATCCCAACTTCTTCAGAACCTGCAATCGTGGGTCTGCTCTACCAACATCATAGATAGCAGGAATGCCGCCTTTTATCAAGGCATGCATCATCATACTTGTTCCTGTGCGTGCCATTCCGCTAACTACATAAATCATTAGATATCATATCTCAGGTAGAAGCCACCGGACATATCTGCGTTAGCCGCACTGATAGCCTCACAATATAAATCCAACTTGAACCCTGGTTTTACATATTTGGGTATCATCAGCTTTTTAGTTACCGGGCCACTTCTGCTAACGACTGTTCGTGCATAAGGTAGCCATACCGTACCATTGCTGTCACCCATCCCACGAAGAACAACATCAGCGTAAACATCAGCCGTCTTAGCAACGGAGGCGTAAAATCCCAGCAGCCATGCGCCCTTGATTGCGTGACCGTCTTTAGTGAACCCAGGCACAACCATAACAGCCATCTCAGTTCGGTTCTCCCCAGCTTGCATGACCGCAATATCATCTGAACCGTGATAAGCTGTAATAATGCCAGCGTTATCCGTTTCACTTCCAGCCGTCAATCCCTTTATCCGAATGATAAAAGCAAATTCATTTGTCATCGTTACGGCAGTTGTCCCGTTTAGCGTTACCGTTTCACGGACTAACTTCCCGGTTGTGGCATCACCGCTGGTCTGGTTCACCAAGCCCTGAACGCTAACAGTCCGCAATCCAACCCCAGCAGCGGCGTCTTTAGCATCACCGGACTTTATCGTAGTCGCTTCATTGGTTCCAACATCAGCCCATGGAAACGCACCAACACCTGACCAAATGGAAGCCGCCCCATCAACATCATCGTTATAACCAAATTGATGGATACCGTAATTTTCATCTCTCAGAAATTCGTAATTACTTCCTTTCATAATCACCTCTTAGTTAGTTCTTCTATCAACTGCAAAGCACCCTGGTTCATTGCTATTTTCTTGTGAGCCTCTGCAATATCTTTTTCTATTGCGTACCGGTATGCCTTTATTCGTGCCCTTTCAACCGTGTCCTCTAGCCCATACAACGGGTGAACAAACATTCCCTTTGAGCAGTTTATATTTAGTGTAATTCCCTTTCCAACCGCAACGCCGTTCCAGAACGAAAATGTATTCGCCTGTTCTGAGTAGTCCGAAGCATTGAATAGCTCAGTCCCGTAAACATCAACCACATCGTACCCCTGGAGTATCGCCAGAGCCATTGCAAACGCCCCTGTGTAGTTTAGGGGCTTGAAAGGTGTATTATATTGCCTACCATTCTTTACGAGGCTTAGAACGTCATCTAGCGGATATTCAACCGCACCCGGTATTCTAGTGTCCGCAACGGGGTACATATAAACAGGGATAGTCAGCTTTTGCAATTCCCCCCAATACTGAGGTGTCCGGGGATGGTTCATGTAGACGTTAGGCTGGTGAATTTCAAACAGCGCATCACATCGCTTCATCCAGTCATAACAAACATGGTCTGCATAGCCCCAAATCTCATAGGTGGAATCGTCAAAAGGCGCATCGTCCCGCGTGAATTCTTGCGAACCGACAATAGCAACTTTTTTCACGTTATGCCTTTCTAGCAAGGGGGTGAGGATTTTCGCCCCACCCCACTCGCCGTAAATTTTATTCGGCCGTATCTTCAGTCGGATACAGCTGGTTCAATGCCGTACAAGCATAGTAGTTACCTACCGATAGGGCGACGGCAGAATCAACGCCAGCTGCTAATGTCGCAGTTTCGCTAAATAAAATGTTCCTATAAACAAGGAACTTATCAGCGTTTTCGTCAATCGCCAGGGTAGCCGCATAAATCTCATTGTCAGCTATTCGGCCAATCTCATTAGCGCAAGTTGCACTAGAATTGACCAACACACCAACTGCGGCACTCATCATCTTATTGCCGATAATCTTTAATCCATCAGCATTGCCAGCCGCTATTGAAATACACGCCGTAGAAAAGTCATCATAGAAGTTGCAATTATATACGCCAAGCCACCGTGAAGCGGTAGCCAGAATGCCCGTAGTAGCCTCAGTCGAACTGGAACTTACAAAGTCGCAGTTGTGAAACTCCGTTCGCAAGCAGGTGCTATCGAGTGTCCATAATACGCCACCCGTAGTAGCATCGCCAACAAACTCAAAGTTATAGAACCGAGTACCGTAGGCTGCCGTTGTGCCAGTAGGAACGTGGTTACCCCTCAATCCGCATTTCTGCCTGGAGTCCCACGAACCCAAACCAACAACGTCTGTCTTTTGAGCAAGCAGAACCAAATCTTCATCAAAGGTATCACCCTTGCAGAAAATAACGTTACGAGCCGCCCATCCTTCAGCACCACTAGCAATATCAGCATGTGAAGCCGCTAGAGCAACAGTCAGGGTCTTGAAAGCATTGCCCCATCCATTCTTGCCGGAATTACTGTCATTGCCGTAGTTTCCATCTACAAAGTAAACGGTCTTTGCGCCAATAACATTCGGGCCGCCCATACCAACAGAAGATACTAACGGAACTCCACCGAGCCCATATACCATGTCTCCAAATGTAGTCATGTTATCTCCTTTAGCTTACCGCATGCCCATAAATCCAGCGTGCATCATCCCATCCATAAGAAAAGCGCATATACCCACGATACCGAGCAACTAAATCATAATCGCTGGTTGGGTCTTGTGCTAATTCAGGTCGTGCTCTCCAGAACCATAGCAGGTGCATTTGAGCCAATGGTTTAGAAATCATAAACCAGTTGTTAGCATCTGAAAGGTAAGGGTCAACCACCACACTCAATCCGCGTGAAGCTAAGAAGTTAGCATCGTTGTTCGCCCCGCCTGGTTTACCAATTGCGTTCACAATCTCATAAGCAGTCGCCTGCAAAGCGGTTGGAACGTAAAGGGTGTCATAAATTACTGGCAAGGGGTTACCCCTGTCATCATCCAGGTCATGCCCGGCAATCAGGGTAGAAACAACAGCATCATAAGAAAGA